TTACAAGATCCCTGAAACAAGGGCAAAGGTTGGCCTAATAATTCATCACTTCCCAGATGATTCTAAGTCTAGAGAACAGTACTTAGAGATGCTAGAGATGGCAGTGGAAGAAGATCCTAATAGTAGTCGTAACCTTTACTACTTAGGCAGAGAGTATCACTATCGTAAAAGATATTACGATGCACTACAAACTTTAAAGAAGTATCTAGAGTTCTCCGCATTTAAAGCAGAGAGATCTTATGCACTTCGGATTATGTCCAAGTGTGATCCTGATAATTCTGAGAAACATCTAAAGCAATCTATAGAGGAATACTCCAGTAGAGAAGCAGTCTTAGCACTGGCTAACTATTACTACCAGCAAGCAAGATGGCCAGAGTGTTTTGAAACTGCTACTAAAGCAAAAGATATTACTGAGAAGATGACAGATTTCTTGTCAGAGTCTTGGGCTTGGGGACATATGGCTGATGACTTATGCGCCATATCAGCTTGGCAGTTAGGTGATTGGAAGTCAGCAGTAAAGCACGGCAAGATGGCAGTTAAGTTAAGTCCTAAAGATGAAAGATTACAAAGCAATTTAAAGTTCTACAGAAACAAACTAAATGAAATCAAATAAACAAAAGCATAAAAATACTAAAGAATATAACAAGTATAATATGGATTATTTATTTAGATATAAACATAAGTTTGAAAGAGATGAAGCATTAGTTATTCTGAGAGAACAAGGCGGTTGTAAAATTTGTAAAATCAGCCTTCCAGAAGAAGGTGGAAAATGGTACTTAGATCACGATCACGAATGTTGCCCTATCAATACCTCTTGTGAAAAATGTCGCAGAGGCATTTTATGTAGAGATTGTAATTTAATGCTTGGATTTGCTAAAGATAATATAGAAACCTTAAAGAAATCTATTGAGTATTTAGAAACACATAACAAGATCAGAGAGAAGGAAAATGAGCACGCTAAATGAAATGGTTGATGAAATCAAGTCTAACCTGCAAGGTTACACTCTTCGTCAAGATCGCATTAGTTATGTAGCTAATCCAGCAGGACTAACTACTACTAGTACTGAGATCACTATCGGTTCATCTTCTAATCTTGCTAAAGGTGTTATTGAAATTGATGATGAACTTATCTGGATTGACTCCTTTGATAAAGCAGATAGCGTACTTAACGTAATCCCAGGCTTTGGTCGTGGCTATCAGGGAACAACACCTGCACCACACGCTCAATATGCACAGATAACTTTGGCTCCAACATTCCCAAGGTCTGCTATTAAGAAGGCCATCAACGATACTATCAATGGGCTATTCCCTAATCTCTGGGCTATCTCATCATTTACTTTTACCTTTAATGCTTCACAAACTACATACCCATTACCAGATGATTTAGAATCAATCCTGTATCTATCTTGGCAGACTACTGGATCAAGCCAAGAGTGGCTACCAATTAATCGTTGGAGAGCAGATGGTATGGCTAATGCTGCAACCTTTAATACAACTAACACAGTAAGCCTTTATGAGAATATCCAACCTGGTAGAACAGTTCAGGTTTGGTACACCACAGTTCCTAATACTTTAGATGCTAACAGTGATGACTTTGCAGATGTTACTGGATTACCACAATCATCTCAGGATGTAGTAACTCTAGGTGCTTCATACAAATTACTATCATTCTTAGATTCAGGTCGTATTAATCTTTCATCTGCTGAAGCTGATAACGCTGATAGCAAAATTCCATCTAACGCTGGTGTTGCTTCTTCTCGTTATATCTTTGCTCTGTACCAACAGAGATTAAACGAAGAGGCACTAAAGTTGAAAGACAGATACCCAATTCGTTTACACTACACTCGGTAAGGAAGGTTAATGACCCGTAAATATAGCTCCATCAGCGTTGAAACAACGCTGGCATCCGGTATATCAAACAGCGCTACATCTATGACTGTAGCTACTGGTACTGGCTCTGCTCTATTGGGTGGCGTAACATTAGCCGCCGGTAACGTAGACCAGTTCACAGTTGCTCTTGATCCTGATACACAAAACGAAGAGATTGTTTTTATCACTGCAGTATCTAGCGATACCTTTACGATAGTAAGAGGTCGTGCTGGATCATCTGCTATATCACACTCAGGCGGTGCAACAGCACGTCACGTTGTGACTTCAGATGACTTAACATTCTATACAACTGGTGTGGCTACTGCAGATGGTGCCGTTGCTAAATCAGTTGCCACAGCAAAGGGTGACTTACTAGTTGCCACAGCATCAGCGACTATTGCTCGTCAAGGTGTTGGAACTAATGGTCAAGTATTAACTGCAGACTCAACACTTACTAATGGAATCAAGTGGGCTACTCCAGCAACAGTTGATTTAACCATAAACGCTAAGGTCGCTAACTATACACTAGTGGCAGGAGATGTTAATAAGTTAATCACTATGTCAGATGCTGGTACCTTAACTCTAACAGTACCTAACGGAGTCTTTACTACTGGACAACAGATTAACGTTCAAGGTATCGGAGCAGGACTAGTTCAGATTCGTAACGATGGAACTACTGTTCTAACTTCAACTGGAGCTACATCAACTGCACCTAACCTACGAGCACGATACAGTGCAGCAACGATTATCTGTACCTCAAGCAATAACTTCACAGTGATCGGAGATCTAGCGTAATGGCAACCACATACAAAGTCTTAGGGCAACTAGCCCCAGCAAGCACATCAGGCGATTTATATACGGTGCCTTCTGCGACTGAAGCAGTAATATCTACTATTAACGTAGTGAATACTGGTACTACTGATTCAACTATCAGTATAGCAATTCGCAAAGATGGTGCTACTTTAGCAACAAATCAATATATAGTAAACGGTTTAGTGCTAAACGCTAAAGTTACATTTGCTTACACATCTGGTTTAACTATGGATGCAGCAGATGTAATTACAGTAAGTTCAACAAATAATGACTGCGCCTTTAGCGCCTTCGGATCGGAGATAGCATAATGTCAGTATCACTCACTGGTGTAATCGTAGGCCCAACAGGACCTACGGGACCTACGGGACCTACAGGTGCCACAGGTGCTACCGGTTCTTCTAGTTCAGTTTTAGGAATTAATACTCAAACTGGTACAACATACACTTTGGTAGCAGGTGATCTTAATGATCTAGTAACTATGAGTAATGCTGGTGCTATTACTCTTACAGTTCCACCTTCAGTATTTTCTGCTAATGACACTATTAATATTGCTCAATTTGGTGCAGGTCAGGTTACTTTTGCACAAGGTGCTGGTGTAACTATTAACTCAACTGGTGCTACAGCTACCGCTCCAAAACTTAGAGCACAATGGTCAACAGCTTCAGTAATTTGTACTGCTTCAAATACATTCTTAGTGGTAGGAGATATAGCCTAATGCCAATTCTAGGAGTTATTGCAAGTCAAAATTATCCAAGAACAGTTGATGTTGCATATTTAATTGTTGCTGGCGGTGCTGGTGGCGGTGGTGGTAATGAGCCAGGTGGCGGCGGTGGCGGTGCTGGTGGTTATCGCACTAATTTTGGTGGCACTTTATCTAAATTAAATTTATCCACAAATTATACCGTAACTGTTGGCGGCGGCGGTGCAGGCGGTAACAAAATTGCTGGCAACAACGGTAGCAATTCAGTTTTTGATACTATTACAAGTGCTGGTGGTGGTTGTGGTGCTGGTTCAATAGGTACAGACACAGTTACATCAGGCAATGGTGGTTCAGGTGGCGGCGGTGCTAGACCAGGTTCTCCTAATACAAATATGGCAGGTGGTAGTGGCAATACTCCATCCACTTCGCCATCGCAAGGTAACAACGGTGGAAACGGTCGTCATATAGGCGGTACTGCTTCTCTTGGTGGCGGTGGCGGTGGTGCTTCCGCTGTTGGTCAAAACGCTAGTGATGTTAGTCGTGGTGGTGATGGCGGTGCTGGTACAGCTTCTTCAATTACTGGAACCTCAGTAACAAGAGGCGGTGGCGGTGGCGGTGGTGCTGATACTGGAAGTAATGGTGCTGGTGGTGCTGGTGGCGGTGCAGCTGGTGGGTCTCCGCCAAGCGCAGCTACAGTTAACACAGGCGGTGGCGGTGGCGGCACAGGCGGCTATAATCAAACTGGAAGTAATGGCGGAAGTGGAGTAGTTATTTTGCGTTATTCAAATTCTAAAACTATTACTATTGGCGCAGGCTTAACTGGTTCAACAGCAACAGACGGGTCTGACAACGTTACAACTATTACAGCCGGCACAGGAAATGTGAGTTGGGCATAATGGCACATTACGCATTTTTAGATGACGATAACATTGTTACCGAAGTTATCACAGGTATTGATGAAACAGAACTTATTGAAGGTTTAGACCCTGAAACTTGGTATGGTAATTTCAGAGGTCAAGTTTGTAAGCGCACCAGTTACAACTCTAATATCAGAGGCACCTATGCAGGAATTGGTTATTCCTATAATCCCGATGAGGATATTTTTGTAACACCTCAACCTTATCCATCTTGGATTAGATCAGGATCATTCTGGAACGCACCGACTCCTATGCCAGTTGATGACAAGTTCTATCGCTGGGATGAAGATACAACCTCTTGGGTTGAAGCACCAGCTCTTTAATTTAAATTAGCAATTCCTCCTGAGCACCGAGGTTAAAAGGCTCTTATTTTTATGCCTATTTTAAGGAGAACCAATGGCTTATGGCAGTGACATCACCGAACGGATACCGGTACCGTTATCCAATCCTGCTGGTTCTACTAACTACTCAGCTACTGGTGTCGCATACGACATAGCAATTGCTGGACAACCATTCTTTGTTAACGCCTCCGATGAAACACCTTATCGCAGAGTAACAGCGCAGTATCGTAAGCAACAGATTGACCAGACTAGAGAGCCTGGTGAGCAGACACTTACTGGTTGGTGGCTACGATCACAGAGTTCATTCCACTTTGGACAAGGCATTAAGTTCTTTGAACCTATTAACGATGAGTCACTTCGTTTCCAGTATACCGAATCTAAAGGTATAGATATCTGGACTAGAGGACAAGCCACATTATTGTCATCTGTATTTGATACTCATACTACTACTGGTGGTATTAACACTAACGGTAGACCTTGGCAGTTCTCTAGATCAATCCAATGGGTAAAAAGCGGTAATACCTATGATGGTATTTTACTAGCTGATGAGTATGATGTTGATAAAGTATTCCCAAGAATTACAGTATCCATTAACAACAAGGCTTTAACATCTAACGTAGCAACACTTACTACTACTGCACCTCACGGGTTATGTATTGGTATGGAGATTGTTATTACTGGTGTAGATGCTACCTTTAATGGTACCTATAGGATTACTGCAGTACCTACTACTACTACCTTTACCTATGCTAAGACTAATACTGATGTACCATCAACTGCTGTATCTCCAGTAGGAACTGGTGTTGCTGAGGTTATCCACTTTATTGACTATAACTCAGGGTCAGACTACCCAGTATTTGCTATCTGTGATGATGGTGTATTTGCCTACTGGGTAACTAACGTACTTAATAGCGGTACTCCAAGATTAAGAGTATATAAGAAGTTACTAACTGATGATAGCTCTGTATCACCTACCTTAATGATTAGTGAGAACAGCATTACCGTAACTAACGCTGTTATTGAGTACACCAAAGAGCGTTTGATTATGGCAGTCAATGACAAGATCTATGAGTTTGCCTCAACTGCTACATCATTACCTGCTGCGGTTTATTCTCATAATGATGCTGACCATATCTTTACTAGTATCACCTCATCTGGTTCTGCTATTTATGTAGCAGGATATAGCGGTATCCAATCTAATATCTATAAGTTTACTCTTACTACTGCTGGCGCTATGCCAACTCTTACCTCAGCTATTACTGCTGCTGAGTTACCAGTAGGAGAGAAGTGCTTTAAGATCTCATACTATCTAGGATATATGGCTATTGGTACTAGCCTAGGTGTTCGTATTGCCGCGATCTCTGATCAGGATGGATCTATTAACTACGGTCCATTACTCTTTGAATCAACTCAACCAGTCTATGACTTTGCCTTTAGAGATAGATACATATGGGCAGCAACTGGTGTTGATGGACAAGCAGGTGTTACCCGTATTGATCTAGGTACACAGTTTGGACAGAGTTTAATCTTTGCTTATGCCTGGGATCTATATGATCCAGCAGATACCTTAGGGCATCACACAACAACCTGTGCTTTCTTAGGCGATACTAATCGTTTGTCATTTTGTAATGCTGGTAATGGTGCTGACGGTAATATCTATATTCAATCTGCATCAGAGTTAATTGCAGAAGGTTACTTGCGTAGTGGTTATATCCGATACAACACATTAGAAGGTAAGATCTTTAAGTTACTACAAGCTCGTGTAGATAATACTAATGGTGGATTTAATATTGATTCTATTGATTCATCTGATAACTTCTTCCGTATCGGTACCTTTACTCAAGGTGGTACTACACCTGAGGTTAATATCAACTACCCAATCGGTGCTCAAGAGTATATGGGCTTTAACTTTACCCTGACTAGATCAACTACTGATACATCTAAGGGTCCTTTGTTTACTGGTTATCAGATCAAGTCACTACCTGCTATTCCTCGTCAACGTTTAATTCAGTTCCCATTGGTTTGTTACGACCACGAGAGCGATCACTTCGGAGTTGAAACAGGCTACGAAGGATCAGCATATGATCGTATGACAGAGTTAGAACAGATTGAAAACCTTGGAGATACCATCAGAGTAGAAGATTTCAGAACTGGTGAGTCATTCATTGGGCTGATTGAAGAGATGGACTTTGTAAATAAAACCCCAAGCGATAGAAGATTCTCCGGTTACGGTGGCAATCTAATCGTAACTATCAGAACGGTATAACACTATGACACCTAACGAATGGGCAGGATTGGCAGTAGCAGGAACCACATTAGTAGGAACACTGGCTATAACAGTGAGGCACTTAGTTAAGCATTTCTTATCAGAACTTAAACCTAATGGTGGCTCAAGCCTCAGGGATTCCGTTGACAGGCTAGACGAAAAAGTGGAGTTCTTAACAGAACTAGTACTACAAACCTTAAAGAAATGAGTAACGATGAAACTTGTTGCAAAGAAAGCAACGCCTGCTGCGATAGCAGTGCTACGTCAAGCGACATCCTTTTGGCCGAAGAGGGACAAGAAGTCGGATGGACTATTACCATCGGCAGCCCATTTAAAACAAAATTCTAACTCAGATCACAATACTGGATTAGCAGTTGACTTAACCCACGATCCAGCTAATGGTGTGGATTGCAAAGAGATCTATACCAAACTACAGGATGATCGTAGAGTTAAGTACCTAATATTCAAAGGCAGAATTTGGAATCAGGCAGATGGAGAACGGGCTTATAGTGGGAGTAATCCACACAATAAACATTTACATATTTCCATTAAGACACAATACGCCAACGATGATTCCAACTGGTTCAGTTGGATGGGTTCTGTGCCAAAGAAGTTCACACTTCCTAGACCATTACCTAAGAAGAAACAGGAGAAAAAATGAAAGACCTACTAAAGAAGTTAAAGAGTGAAGAGAGTAAGGCTGCATTTAAATCTTACCTACGAGCAGTACTAGCTTCAGCAGTAACTATGGGATTAGCACTGGCTGCAGATCTAGCACCAGAGTATGCGATCCTAGTCGGATCTATTGCAGGACCACTTGCTAAGTGGGCTGATAAGACTGAGAAAGAATACGGTCTAAAGTAATCTAGTTTACTGCGAGGCTACACAAAGGCTCCCCTGGAAACAGGGGGGCTTCTTTTTTGTTGTCTAAATATCCCTGCTTGGATCATCTACTGGACAAGGAACAATTATCAGGTTGCCACAGTTAGCACAGGTTGCATCTAACATATACCAGGAGATTTCAAAGTTATCAAAGGTGGCTAGGATAGAGAAGACCTTAGAGCCACAAGGACAGGCGTGTAGAGGTCCTAAGGACCTTAGATCTGTACCGAATTTGGGAGGTAGTTCTTCCTTGTTTTTACGCAGGATTGGTAGACGGAGCCGCATACTGTTACCGTTGCGCTACCTGAGGGTAGCGCCTGTACTGTTTTACCTCGTTCACACTCGGTATTGTAACGACATTCTCTGCCTAGTATAAAGCATTAAGCCTTTCGTGGCGTGTCGTGCTATACTTATCTCAAGACATAGGAGGGGTAATGACAACACTCGTTGGTATACAAACCGATGAAGTAGTAGTACTTGCTGCAGATTCGCAGATAACTGAAGATAACTTACGCACTATCTCAACAGCTACACCAAAGATAGTTGAGGTTGGTAAGTATCTAATAGGAATTACTGGTGATACTAGACCAGGAGATATTCTTTCTTACAACTGGAAGCCACCTGCATTTAAAGGTAGTGATGATCCAGTACAACATATGGGTAGGAAAGTAATTCCATCTATCATTAAAGCATTTACTGATGGTGGTTATGACTGGGCTAATGTTGATAAGAAAGATGGTGGCTTTGACTACCTAATATCTTTTAATGGAAATCTATTTCACATAGCTTGTGATATGTCATTCATTCAGAATGATTCAGATCTATACGCTATAGGTTCTGGTGGTCAGTTCGCTACCGGTTATCTATACGCTTGTAAACAAAGAGCATCTGGTCCTTGGGGATTAGAACTAGCAGAGGATTTCGCTGAGGAAGCAATCCTTTGTGCAACACGCTTTGATGTAAACACTGGCCTCCCAGTACAAATTGTAACTCAGGATAGGATTTGATTATGGAGAAGACATTACAGTTCGCACTTAATGAAGCGTATGAGAAGGGATTAATGGACTTGAGTATTGATAAGAAGTCAGATTATGAAGAGGCAAAGTTAATTGCATTAATAGAATCTTTAAAATTAAGGGGTGATGATTGGCCTCAGATTTTTATTGATTCTGTTTTAAAGTCTATAGATAATTTAACTTATGCTATAACAGCCCATATGATAGACAATTTTGCCGATGATATAGAAACAACTGTAGAAGAAAACCTTGAGTCAATAGAGGAGATGTTAACAGATAATGACTGATCCAAAAGAATTATTACTAGAGGTACTGCGAGCTAAGGATGCTAGTAGAGCAAGGTCTAAGCAAGCACAGATTGGTCCATCAGAGTTAGGTGGATGTCGGCGTAAGGTTTGGTATCGTCTTAACGATCAACCTGAAACCAATGACAACGAGATGAAACTCGCTGCCATTATGGGTACTGCTATCCACGCTGCTATTGAAGATGCTATCGGTGTAGCAGATCCTAAAGGGGAGAAGTACTGGGTTGAAACTGAGGTTGAATACAATGGTATGAAAGCCCACATAGATTTATTCGTACCTGAAACTGGAGATGTGATAGATTGGAAAACCGTTAAGGTTAAGAATCTATCCTACTTCCCATCGCAACAACAGCGCTGGCAAGTACAGGTGTATGGCTATCTGCTTGACAAGTCGGGGAAGGGGAAGCCTCGGAATGTTAATCTTGTAGCCATTGCCCGTGATGGTGATGAACGAGATGTTAAGGTTCATTCTGAACCATATGATCCAGCTATTGCAGAGGAAGCATTGAACTGGTTGGCTGCTATCAAGGAGTCAACGGATGCACCAGAGCCAGAGCGTGATCAAAGTTTCTGTAAGAGTTACTGTAAATACTATGATGAGTCTGGTGAGATGGGATGCGTTGGTCTAAAAAAAGAACGTATCGCAATTGACGAACAGGTCATTGCGGATGCAGATGTTGATAAGAACGCATTACTTTATTTACAATTAGACAATAAGATTAAAGAGTTAGAGAAGGAGAAGGACTCCTTGCGTACTAGCTTTGAAGGTTTACTTGGTACTACATCTAGTGGTATCCAGGTAAGTTGGACAACAGTTTCCGGTAGGAGTACTGTTGATGCAACAGAGGTGGAAAAGTTGCTTGGCTTTGTACCAAAGAAGGAAGCACCTGATTCACTTCGCTTAACAATAAAACAAACTGGAGGAAAATAAATGGCTGCATCTGAGTCAACAAAGTTTCAAGTTAACTATAAGTTATCTGATGGAACTCTTGTAAATCTATATGCAAAAGATCAAGCAGATCTTGAAGCATCACTAACTACTATCGCTGACCTAGCGACACTAGTATCATCAACTGGTAAAGCACTTGGTGCTACACCGCAATCTAATGGCGCAGCATCTGTTGCCTATGCCAAGCAAGCACTGGGTGCAACAGCAGTTGCAGTACCAGCAGGAGATACTCCTGATTGTAAGCACGGCACTATGTCATTCCGTTCTGGCGTTGGTCAGAAGGGTCCTTGGAAAGGTTGGATGTGTGCTGCACCTAAGGGTGCTGCAGATAAGTGCGAAACCGTCTGGGTTCGTTAGCTTTATGCGGGTTCCCTACAACTTTGAGAACCCACTATGTAGAGAAACTGCACCAGAGTTATTTTATCCGGACAAAGGTGAAGATAAAACTCACATAGCAATAGTAAAAAGTATTTGCGGTAAGTGTCCTCACTTAGCTGAGTGTGCTGAGTGGGGCATTGCCAAAGAAGTTCACGGCATATGGGGAGGACTTGCTCCTACGGAGCGTAGAAGAATCCGTATGAAAAGAAGGATTGTATTACTGGAAGAGGAAGAGGAAGTTGCTTAATTTATCTAGGGCTTGGAGTGGGTCAACCACTAATGCAAAGCCACTGCCTGATGTGTGGAAAGCTGTTGCTGAAAAGCATATGAAGTTCCGCAGAGGTCAGGTATGTATGGTGGCTGCTGCACCAAACGCTGGTAAATCTATGTTCGCATTAATCTATGCGATCAAAGCAAATGTTCCTACATTATTTTTCTCAGCCGATACTGATACAGCAACTGTGATGATGAGAGCAGCCTCTCACCTATCAGGTCACGGTCAAACTCTGGTGGAATCTAACCTAAATAATAACCGTCATTATTACGATAGGTTTCTTGGAGAGATGTCTAACATACAGTGGGTCTTTGATTCATCACCATCACTAGATGATATTGAGTTAGAGATCAAGGCTTATGTTGAACTCTTCGGAGTTGCACCAGAGTTGATTGTGATTGATAACCTAATGAATGTTGCTGCTGAAAGCGACAATGAATGGGCTGGACTACGAGCCATAATGGTTGAACTGCACGATATGGCAAGACAAACAGAGGCTTGTGTTCTAGTACTACACCACGTTAGCGAACAGACTGAATATGGTAAACCTAATATGCCACCTGCTCGTAGAGCAATTCACGGTAAGGTGAGTCAGCTACCTAGCTTGATCATTACTCTCGGTTATGATCCAGCAGAGAAGATGCTAAGGGTTGCACCTGTTAAGAATAGGTTTGGTCCACACACAGCAGATGGATCAGACTTTGCAACTCTGTTCGTTAACTATGGTGTATGTCAGATCTCTGATGATGATGCAATGGGTCGTATGTATAGACGAGATGCGGTACTAAATGTCGGCTAAATACAATAAGCAAAAAGGCGCAGCCTTTGAGATAGATGTAATGAAATGGTTTCGCAAGATGGGTGTACTGGCTGAACGCTTACGCTTATCAGGCAAGGAAGATGAAGGTGATCTAGTAGTTATGATCGCTGGAGAAACCTACATCTTTGAACTAAAGAATACTAAGACACTAGACCTAAAGACATTCTGGAATGAGGCACAGATTGAAGCAGAGAATTATGCTAAGCATCGTGGTATTAATAAGCCTTTATCTTTTGTTTTATTTAAGCGCAGGAACGCTCCAATAGAACAAGCCTGGGTAATACAAAATCTACAACAATGGTTAGGAGAAAAGCAATGAACAAAGAAAAAGAAGCACCAGCTAAATTCAATAAAGCTTGGATTGAAATGGAAACCTGGGATGATTTAGATGAGGAAACTCAATATACCCTTAGTAATCCGAATGGATATTCAAAAGAACTCGTAGAAAAAGTGGGTATGAGAGCAATGATGGGTGGCTTTTCAAACGTAATCGCAATTGAAATTGTTGATATGGTTGTGAAGGCATACAAAGAGGAAGCTTTATATGAGAAGAACGAGTACTGATTTATATGATGGTATTGGAACTTGGAAACGAAGACCAATAAGAGCAGGTAGAAAAGCCTATATGCCATCTCATAAAAGATGGGGAAAAATAACGGTAACAAAGATACCAAGACCTAAGGAAACAGATGAGAAAATACAAAGTTAAGTTAGTACTAAGACGTAGAGTCAACGTATGGGTAGATGCTGCTAATAAGCAAGAGGCTATATCTAAAGCTCAGGAGTTGTACGAAACTGGTGATAATAGAATGTATGACGAGTTTATTATGGGTCCTACAGCAGAGGTTGAACGGGTATGATCTGCCTAAGTTGCAGGTCAGCAGGGCAAGAGAACCTTGAAGATAGTTATAAGAAAGCTAAGGCTCTACATAAAAAGTGTAAAGGAGATTGCTCTTGTCAGCACAAGACTGGTCCAGGGTGGACAAGAAGAGAAGGTATAAAGGTTCCACTGATGCAAATACAATCCCCATAGGATTGATCATTGCCCATTATGGCGGTGAGGTTAGAGAAGGTAGAGCAGTATCAGTTAAGTGTTGTTTGCATAACGATAGTCGCAGGTCAGCAGTACTAAATACCTACGAGAATCTTATGTATTGTCATACCTGCGGTAAGGGTGGCAACGCAGTAAACATTGTCAGTATCAAAGAGAATTTGGAGTTTAAAGATGCTCTCGCCCGTGCAATTGAAATCATCGCTGGAAGCGGCCACTCAATACAACAGGGATCTAAGCGAGGAAGCAATAAAGTTTCTCGCAGATCGTGGAATCTCTAAGGAGATAGCTGATGCACATATGCTTGGAACTGTAGGAGATTTCCTACCGGAGCATAGTCATCACAAGGGTTGGTTATCTATACCTTATCTAACAGTAATGGGTATATGCGTAGGCTTTAAGTTCAGAAGATTAGATGATGGCAAGCCTAAGTATGGCGCACCTACTGGACAGAAGGGTCATCTCTATAATGTATCTGATCTAATACTTTCATCTGAATATATTGCTGTCTGTGAAGGTGAGTTAGATACGATCATCTCTTCATCAGTACTGGGATTACCAGCAGTTGGTGTACCTGGAGTAGCAGCTTGGAAGCCACACTTTACTAAGATGTTTTCAGGTTATGGGCAGGTATTTATTATTGGTGATAATGATATTAAAGAGGATGGTTCTAATCCAGGAGCAGAGTTTTCTAGAAGAGTAGCATCGGAGATAACAAACTCAACCATCGTGTCGTTGCCACCTGGTTTAGATCTTAATGACCTATACTTAGCCAAGGGAATTGAAGAAACTAGACGAGTAATTGGAGTGCCAAATGTATGAAGAACTCAGAGCTGACGGAACTCGCCGTCTGGTTAACGGAATTGGGACTGGAAGTGGTTTTGATAGACTACGAAACTGGGACTCTACAAATAAAACCAAAGCCGATAAGGTTGTAGACAATAAGTTTGCTGCTGATATGTGGGAAGTACTAGATACAGCAGGTAATTTACTTCTATCTAAGCACCACGATTACGGTCCAAAGAATATAGCTGGCTCACCTGGTGGTCCAATCAATGGGTTAAGAGTGCGTATGTGGGACAAGATTGCCCGTATAAATAACTTAGTTGATAGTAATAAGAATCCAAACAACGAATCGTTAAGAGATTCCTTCCTAGATCTATTGAACTACAGCGCTATTGCGCTGATGGTACTGGATAACAATTGGCCGGAGGCAACAACATTAGACTGCGAATAATCTATTGGAAAATTAAAGATCTATTCACTAAGCGTTCTAAGTTCCGCAAGATAGAGCGTAGATTAGATTATCTTGAAAAGAAACTTGAGGCTTGGGTACTTACGATTGAAGAATTGTATGTAAAGAAATGACCGAACAAGAAATAAAAAATCAAACAGCCGAAGAGATAGCAGCCTATCTTGAATGGATGTGCGAGTATGTCTATCTAGATATAGATGCTGAGATGATTGATCTCTGGCGTAGCAATTGGAAAGGTACAGCAATGGCTATTAGACAGAGGTTTATTAAAGATGAGTCCTGAATTACATCCAACCTTTAAAGACTTAGTGCCTAGTGTGGCTAATGTTATTGTCCGTAAGTTTAAAGGATGGGTTGATAGAGAAGATGTTAAACAAGAGTGCTACCTATGGGCTATAGGTCGTGGTCAACAGTTTACTGATCTATTAAACGAAGAGAATCCCAACAAGCGTGAACAGAATGAGAAGCGTATTGCCTATCAGATGAGGCGTGTAGCTGAGAGGTATGCTCGTAGAGAGAAAGCATCTAAGGCTGGCTATCACATAAGCGATGAAGCCTTTTACGATACTGCAACTATCGCTCAACTAATACCCTTTGTTATTGCATCCGTTATTGATGGCACTGTATTAGAGCAAGCACAAGAGATGATCAACGATGGCACACCTCGTAAACAATCTACCCCTGCTGAGGGTGGCAATCTCCTAGCGATACTAATAGATATTAAGAAGTGTTATCTAAAACTAGAGCAAGAAGATAAGACCATATTGCAGATGAGATACCACGATAACCTTACCCTTCAACAGATAGGCCAGTATTTAGAGTGCGCTACATCTACTGCTGATCGCAGATGCACATCTGCTCTGCGTAGATTACAGGATAAGCTCGGCGGTAATACACCTTGGGGATAGAGTTAAAAGAACCAGAGCTACTTGATTATCTTAAAGAGTTTTACTATTCAGATCTAGAGAAGTCTGAAGAGTTTGATAACTGGGATTGCATATCCTTAGAACATAAGATGTTTATAGAACTCAAGTCCCGTAAGACACACTACCCTGACCTACTTATTGAAGAGAGTAAGTACCAGGGTTTAATTATGGCAGCAGGTATCAGATCCCTTACACCTTGGTATATTAACGCCACACCTGAAGGTATCTGGGGTTTTAATTTATCTACTATACCTCAGCCCAAGTGGGAGGATAAGTGGCTACCTATTACTACTGAGTTTGCTAATAGATCTAGTCGTACTAAACTAGTAGGGTTCTTAAAGTTAGAAGATGGAATACTATTTTGATCTACGAATATAAATGTAATGTGTGTAGTGGAGTGTTAACTATTGAGCGTACTCTATCTGATCCTGAAGAGATCCCTACCTGTTGCCAACAAACCACCTCTCGCTTGTGGTCATCACCAGTTATTACCTTTAAGGGTAGTGGCTTCTATAGTACGGACAACTAATGGCTGAGTATCCTAATTGGTTTAAGTCCACTGCTGAAGATAACTTTAGTACTTATCTTGCAG